GTTGAATCTATCTTTTCTACAAAATAAATTCCTTTATTAATATTAAGAGAGGATTGTTGGTTTTCATCTATAATATTAATTACACCACCCATGTCCTGATGAGAAGTACATTGATAATATAGAACGTCTGGAGTGTCCTGTTGAACATCCCAAATCAATACGCCATTAGAAACATCATTATTTGTTATTCCATTATTATATTGTTCTCCAGGATACTCTAATCCATTCTCAGAAATTTGAATTCTGAATGGATGCTCTCCCATCAGATTGACAAACCGATAGGTTTTACCTCTAATCAAATAAAGAGTAGGATTTACTTCAGTTTCATTGGTTTCTGGATTGGTAAAATTATAACTTCTAGTTCCATTAGATCCTAAAATATATTTTGGAACATAAGTTGTTTTTGATGGTTTATATACTACAGAATCTCCAGTATAAAATCCATGTCGACCAATATTAATAACATCGTTATTATTAAAAACTCCAGAAAATGTTACTATTCTCTTATTTATATTTAATTCTTCAACTTCATAAGATGGTTTATAAAGTGGAATTGACTGGGAGTTAATATAAACTGAATTATCAGTTTTATCTACATAAGTATTCTGGACATCAGATGGGTAATTTGTTATACCTACAAAATTGGACTTGCTTACAGTCTTTTTAATAATATACTTTATATCTTCTGAAAGTAGTATTTTAGATCCTCTTACAGTAATCGCATACTCATTATTATATTCTACAACAATACCATTATAATTCTCTAGTACGCTTGAATCTGGTTTAATCTCAATATTCTGACCAACAGAAAAATTATGTTTGTCATACATTTCAATTTTATATGTAAAATCTTTTCCATTCAGCAGAGACAAAGATTTTACATCATACTCTACAGGTATGTTATAAATCCAATTAATGACTCTTTGATCATCTTTCAGATTGCTACCAAGAGTTTTGTAAATAAATTTATCATTCTTCTTTAATAATTTTGATTCCTTTACCTTATCGAGAGGAATATTACTATCAATAACACCAGTTATTTTCACTTTGATAGTACCAGTCTTTGTTTTTACATAGGCAAAGACATCAAGACTTATATCGGTAGAAGGTTCAAAAACATCATCAATTAGTGAGCATTCTAAAAATTGAGTTGAAGTTTTTGATCCATATTCAATACGATATTCGACTCCAACACTATTCTCAATAACAAGAGTTCCTTTATCTGGAAATCCAATAGTTGAATCTACATCAATATAGTTTTGACCTCTATTGATTTTTACAGTATTCCGTGTTCTTGGGTGGATCCTAAAATTACCATAAGTTGAATCGTAGTTTGATTCAACTGACTCATCAAGATGTACTTTATAGTAAGATTTATTTAATTTTTGTAGAGATTGTACTCTTGTAATAAGACCTTTTGCTGCGGGAATATTGAAGATCGCGTCTTGATATAATGTTCTATTTTCAAGATCTGATGAATCACCTTCAATCAATTCAACAACAAGATCTCTAGTAATAGAATATCTTGAACTTGATGGTTCAATTAGATATTTACTTGGAATTACAACCTCAACATCTTTTCCAAATAATGCTTTAAAGAGTAATTCAAAAGAACATGGTGCTCCCTTGGAAGAATAAAACTCTTTGATATTTTTAACAAATGTTGATTCATTCAAATCTTTATAGAATTCGCCATCATCAAATCCAGGTGTTATTTGGAATTTTAGTTTTTTAAAAAATTCTTTAAAAATAAGAGTATTTAAATTTCTTACCTCAGTTCCATCACTGTGGGAACCTGCCTGGGTGCTTTCAAAGATTAATTTATCTGGCGAATTACTTTCCTTTAGTCCAGTAACTCCGCAGAACCCTCTTCTACAACCACTAAATTTGGATCTTACGATAGTACAGTCATATAAATCGGTTTCATCATAACCTTCAACATTCGTGGAAGTAATTGGAATCTGATCCAAAACAAGACGATCAGAATCGGTTACCCCAACAATTTTTCTTTTGGATATTGTTTGGCCCTTTGAATTTTTAATAACAACCAACCAGTCAATGTATGACGATAGATCTAGAGTTTGAGTGCTATCAATCTCATTAAATCCAACATCAATTTTTCCAAGAAATTGTACAGGAGTTTCTTCAACGGCAACATCATAATAAATCACTTCAGAATTGATTTGTATTAAACCATTTCTGTTTGGAAATCCATATGTAGTATGGACGTATAATTCAGTATCAAAGAATCCAACGTCGGAATATAGACTAGTAGAGTCTACAAGATTTGTAATTTTATCAACATCAATATATTTTTTGATGTTCGCAATAATATCCAGAGGTTGTCCTTGTGCCTCTTGAGATTTATAATATTCCTTTAAAAACTCTACAACTAACGGAAACTCTTCCCTAACATACTCGGGAACAATATTTTGAAGAAGGTTACTGAAATTTACTTTTTCCATATTTGTTTTACTGTCTTATAAAATTCCCGTTGCTGTAACTTGATGATGTAATGTAAGAAGATCCAGAAACATCTTCTCCTGACGATATAGTATCCCTTACCATATTTAACATACTATTAGAAACGTCTAATTGTAAGTAGAGATCTTGTAGTCCAACAACATCATTTGATTTTGGAACACATGAGATTTCAATAACTTGTGTATTGAACTTACTCTTTGTGGTTGATATTATTACTGTAGGATAGATTAGAATTTCTCCTTTTATATAATCAATCTCTCCAAAGTTTCTTTTTACTGGAACTGGGGAGTTTCCAACCATTTTGAATAATACTATTTCTCCTTTAAATCTATTTCTAGGAATGTCGGAGATATAGACTGTATCAAGGACATCGGCAATTTTAAATCCAGAGGATTTGATATTATAACCACTTGATTTTCCAATATGAAATTCGTTACCAAAACATATTTCATATTCTGCTAAAGAATTTATAGCAGCTTTAAGATCTCTTCTGAGATTGATTTTAGTGATGTTTGATGTTATTGCCACATCAGTCTCGTCAATTATTTTAAGGAATTTACTATACTTGAATCTAGCACCATACTTATTTAATTCAATAGAATCGGCATACTGTCTAATACTATCAACAACTCTTGATCTTACCGATTCAACACTACTAATTTGATTGACGTTATAATATACTGAAGAGTCATACTCAATATAAAGATATTTAAGATCAATAATTTCTGGAATAATTCCAGCAACCGCATATTGTCTTAAAGAGTCTTTTATATTATTTTTAAGTGTTAATGGTAAAATCTCCCCTTCGTATGGTTTAATAGTAATAAAAACCTTACCATATTGTGGCGGATCTAATTCTTCTCCACCAAATACAGAAACAGATTCCGCCTCAGGATATACTTTAGCAACGATTGATTCGTAGTCAGTTGAAGTAACCGCTCTTCCTTGGGCAGAATATAATCTTGGAGCATACTTTCTAATTGAATCTACAGACTCAATTTCTCGTCCACCTTGAGATGGAGAAGTTGTAGTTAGAAGAGATATACCAGAATTTACAAAATCATTATTATTTGTATATAACTTTCCAGCATAAGTGAAGGCATTTACATTATTTGCCTCTTCTCCAGCCTGACTGATAATATAAGATACTTCTACAACATTTCCGTCTTCAAGAGCCTTACCAAAGATTCCATCTCCAAAAATGATTTCATATCTTTGATCTTCAATTTCTTGTAAGAAATAAATCTTTGAATCCTTATCTAATTGACAAAAATCTGTACAAAGGTTAAATGTGTTTATGATTGTACTCTCTTCACTATCTCTAATACTAACTCTGAGAGTGCTAGTATCAATATTTGGATTATCTAATATGAACTGCTGATTGGGAATTACGGTGTTAACTAAAAATCTTTGTTCAATATAAACACCCTCATAAATTTCAACATTATCAAATCTAGCCAGACCATTAGTTACTGGACTAATGACTTCATCTGGACAAGAAAATACATAATTCTTTCCTCCAAAGTTGGATCTAGTTGTGGCAACTAGTCCCTTTCTTAAAGTAAGATATACAGGTCTATCTTCAGTTACTGTAGTATCAACAATAAATGATACTCTCGCTCTTGAACTATTACGAGACCTTGGAATATAACCAATGTGCTTTGCCAAAGAAACTACATTTTCTCTAAGAGTGGCACTATCAATAAAAACTTCATTAGTTATCATATTAGCATTAAATGCCGATATGTAACTCGTATACGCTAAGGTATCAATAATTGTTGCCAGATTAGATCCTTCAAAATCATAATCAGTGAAATTTGAGTTTGACCTCAAATACTGTCTGATTGATTCTTTTATTTGGTCGAAATCTAAATTGGTGAAATTTACTATTGCCATTTATCTAGTAGGCTGTAATGCAAATGATAGTTGTTGAGGTAGGGCATCAATACCAACAATGATGTAGTCTATAGTCACATTAAATTCATTTTGTTCAAGATTTGGAAGTACCCTAACTTCTTTTAATTTTACTCTTGGTTCAAAATTTTCAATTGAATTTGTAATTTCATCTCGCAACACACTTGCTGTAATAAAATCCATATTATCAAAGAGTAGTTTTGATACTCTTGACCCAAATGCTGGGTTAAATGGTCTCTCTTCTGGTGATGTAAATATAATATTACGAATAGAACGGGCAATAGCGGTCTCATTATTCAAGGTAATAATATCCCTGTTCAAGGGATTTACCTTAAACGTAGCACTAATGTCCTTGAAACCTTGACTTACCCGTTCTAGAGGCATGGAATACTATAAATCTATTTTATTTATCACCCAAAAATTGGTTCTGTTCCGTACTCCCAGTCATCATAGTCATCATCATTCCTAATTTTTTCGTGAATTTCTTTTTGAACTTTGAAATCATGCTTCTTGGGAGTCATATCATCCTCAGCAATCTCACGAAGCATCTTTGGTTTAGGTGTTCTTTGCCAATAATCGGTGATTAAACCAGTGGTTCCCCACATTTCCTTCATATAATTCGAGTCCCTATCGGGATTTGGATAAATTGCCATCTGTTTTCTCCTAAAATAAGGTTGAACAGAACTTTTTACGGGGTTGCTATCCCGAATTTTTAACCATTTCATAATCATCACCGAGAATTTCCTTGAGCATTGCATCATTCCAGTGCTGATAGTACCCAGATTTTGCTAAGATCTCTCGACTTTGACGTAATTTTTTCTTTGATTGACATAAAAGAAGATTATATTTGCCGTTACTCGTCTGAATGCCATTGATAAATGTATGATATCTGCCACAATCTTCTAAAAATATGTATTCTTGATAGATTGTATTGTAAATTTCGCACCACATTTGAATGGCATCAACGTCCAAATAGTCCTCAACAACAAAAATGACGACATCAAACCCTTTAATAGGCATGATATCGTCAATTGGTGACTCTATAACTTTATAAGATGCGGTCGAAGAGAATGGACAGATCGCAAAATTGCCTAACTCAGGTCTAATTTTGGAGATTCTTAGAATCCAATCTTTAATGTGCTCTTCGACCATTTATTGTTCTCGTAAAAGAGAGGTTTTAAGGCGCAGAGAAACGCCGATTTTTTATAAGTATTCTATTTTTTCTTTGAACCTTTCTTAATCGTCCTCTTGTCAGGTCTTGAGTAACCTTCTTTATGTATCCATTTTGCCATAAGGTCAAAGTATCTCTTAGACTATTTAACCTTTACCCTGCCCACGATATGCTTTCCGAGCACCATTACGAGATGTGGCAGAATATTTTGTATTCTTCCCATCACCCTGACGAGTAGATTTGGGTTTGGACTCAATCTTTTGTCCGCCAGAAAAACTAGGACGCTTTGCCATGTTCAATTACCTCCAATTCAATTTCAAGTGGGTCAAATACTCCTTCATCATAAAACTGAGATGCCATTTCGTCAAGCACCTCAGTTGTATCTTCATAAGATAAGTTCTGATAAATCTTTCTTCCCTTATAAAGAATGTTAATCATATCAGATTACTCGTGTCTTTTCGTGTCCTACCCGAATACGTGGATCACACCAAATTTCAAATCCTGCCTCAATCGCATCAAGACAGAATGAAACATCCTCACCACACATGTCTTGTACCGCTCCAGATTCAAAGACTTGCATCTTAGGAGCAAACCAAGGATACTCAAGATTCTCAAATACACCCTTCTTGATCAATACCCATCCAAAACCAGTGTAGTCAACAGTAAATGGTTTCTTACGTTTGGAAATAGATTCGACAGTTTCGTGATTCATCACTCCACCATTCTTACGGA